CACTTTTGTGTCCGCTACGGAAACTTCAGGATATTAAAATCCTTACGAACCGTTATTAGACTCTGAGTTGCCCCCTTTCGGGGTTCTCTATGTCTAGTGATGGCAGCGTAGAAGGTCTTGCGACGTTCCACGAAGCGCTGGTCTTAGCGACTAGGTCACCGTCTCCCCGAGAGGAGGGATGATTGGTCTAATTCGCAATGAGACCGGTGTAGACTGGAATGCTGCAATGCCAAGATTCCTTCGCTAGTAAGACCTTCGGGTCCCCCTAGGGAGGAGTTGAGCTTAGCGTCTTCTTTGCCTACCTACCCCACAAGTGTTAGTGGGGATGATAGGAGTAGAAGCTCTTCGCTTTGGGACTAATGTCCCGCCGTAAAGAATACCGGTGAACCGGGGCGGACTAGTCTATTTTCATTTGCCTGATTGTGCAGGTCGGTAGGGAAGAACATTCCCTAGGGGGTAGGAGCACGGTATTCTTTACCAACGCTTACCTCCGACTCCTCATTGTGTATAAGGAGAGCCGATCTGGGCGAAACAGACCATAAAAATAAACTAAAACATGAAACAAACTAATTATAAATCTTCTTCCTCTTGGAAGCTGATAAGTAATTTAGTTCGTCCCACTGCCCTAGTAGGTTCTATGGTATCGCTAGATAACCCTTTGGGGTTATCAGTACTTTTCAACAGAATAGGTTGGAGAATTATCTCCGCTTGTTCTGATCGGAAAGTAAAGCTCTCTAAGCGGCTAGTTATCCTTCATAATTTTATCGGCTACTTGCTCCAGATGCGGAAACATCATGGAGCTACAGTAGTCGTTAAATATTTAAAGGCGTCCCAGCTTGCAGTACAAAAGCAATTGGGTAAGGACAAGGTTACATCTCTTAAAGAGTTGGAACCTGGTCTTCCGTTACCTCGTTTAACACGATCAAGTCTGCCAAGAATAATTCCCTTGGCAGACCGTCGGGCAATTGGGTCCGGAAACGTTTTTGTTATACGTTTCTGGTTAACTCTATTTTCTTTGTATAGAGTTATTTCCATTCCTGGAAAACTCAAGTTGCAGACGATAACGGATCCATTCTCCGGCAACAGTGATTTCTTAGAGCGCGGGTCTTCTGAAATTAAGAATATAATTCTTAAGAACATGGACCGGTTCAATAAGGATCATTTGTTTAAGGATTATGGCTTACTCTTTATTGAAAAAGCTAGTCCTACCTATAAGAGCTCGTGAATGGGATGGTTCTCCGATTTGTTCGTTTTAGAACGGGTCGGTTTGCTATCTCATTTACAAGTCTTAATGGCAGAAACCCGTCAAGAGAAACTTAGAAATTTATCTAAGTTGATAATGAACTTTAATCAGTTTTACAAAGGCTTCCCTCTCTTATTCAAAAATAGTAAGAGGGGGGATTCCGATGTAATCGGGCAACTGTCAATTAAGGAGGAAGCGGCAGGGAAAGTGAGAGTGTTCGCATTAGTAGATATTTGGACACAAAGTGTGCTCAAACCTATTCATGAGTTCCTCTTCGCTTTCTTGAGGGGTCTCCCCAACGATGGAACATTTGATCAACATGCATCCGTTAAACGGTGTATGAAGAAGTCCTTGGACAACAAATGTTCTTTCGGTTATGACCTCTCAGCCGCAACTGATCGTCTTCCAATTTCTCTCCAAGTTGCAGTCCTCTCTACCTTAATCGGAGAGAAGGCCGCATTGGCTTGAAAGGAAGTATTGGTAGGACGTAGTTACGTTCTGTCAGACGCTAAGTATGGAAAGGCGACGTTAAGGTATTCTGTTGGGCAACCAATGGGTGCTTTATCGAGTTGGGCCATGCTGGCTGTCACTCATCACCTAATAGTTCAACAAGCTTGAGCTAGATGTCCAGGGATTAAACCTGGGATTGTCTGGTTTGAGGACTATGAACTGTTGGGTGATGACATTGTGATCTTCAATGCCGATGTTGCACGTGAATATTTATATTTAATGGAGCAATACGGTGTACCGATAAACACTAGCAAGTCTGTGGTAGCAAAGAATGCCACTTTTGAATTTGCTAAGGTGACCGGTCACAATGGGCAGAATGTTACTGCACTGTCTTGACGAATGTTTCTGTCTCAACAGTCCTTTATGGGTCGGGCGAATATCTTCTTCTCTCTTATGAGGAAGGATCTCTATACCCGTCCTATATCGGCCTTGAGACGGATTACAGCTAAAACTCGTTTCGACGAAGGATTAACGCCATTGGCGTTAGCCTCTGTCTTAACGATGCTGGTAAATTCGTCAAGAATCGAGTTCGAGGATTTACTGAGGGTCCTTCGGGACCCCCGTAAACCTATCCAAAAGCGCTTCCAGGGGTGACTCCTTGATATCGTTCCCAAGAGATTGGAAATGGCATTAGTGGAGTTACTTTCTTCGGCAGAGTGTGTCCGTCCTTCAGTTTTGATGGATGAGAACCTCTGACGATTGGAAGTGCCTTGGGTTCGAGCAGGACTTGTGGCTCCTATCAAGAAGTTTACTTCCTGATGAGAGTCACGGGATAATGCTCACGAGCTTGTGAGCGACGTCTTGGACTTCCTCCTACCCAATTTGATTCAAACTAATCATCGAGTAATCGATGATGATGGCCATAACAGAGATTTCTGATTTATGGACTCAAATTGGAGAATCCTGTACACGGAGTTCTATGCAATGATTTTGCATAAACTACGAAAGAGTGCCCCTTCATTCTATCAATATGATGTGAATGTAAACACGAATTTAATTCCTTCGTTATTGTTACGTAACGAAGAGAAACAATCGTTAGAGAATTTATTTTCTCTAGTGAAGCGGGGCAAAGATAAGTTAGCAGGTTTGGAGGAAAGCGCAGCGTCTAAAACCAAATCCCCTTTAGCGGTCTTAAAATGACTATCTAAAGTGGATTGGAGCTCTATCCCTACAGATGCATTCGATCGAGGTCCTTTAATACCTCATAAGATCGGTGCATCTGGGTTAAGAGTGTCCGGTGTTTCCCCTTTACGGGGTCTCCGGGCTTCTTCCATGGGGGCTGTATCTGGGTTCACTAACTTAAAGTCAGGAACCAAACTACCAAAGTTCAAAAAAATACAATTGGACGGTGGTGGTACAGTCGCCCAGGAGAGCTCCTGGTTGGGTGCAGGTCTTAAGCGCTCTCGGGTAACACCGATAGTGCTCCAGAGAAACGGTTATATGGCACAGCTATATAGTTTTCTAGCTGGTCTTCTCAGTATGACTTTTATTATTGTCATATATGAGAATTTTGTGAGGGGAGACCTTGTGTCCCCTCATGAGGATGATCGACCTGTTTTTTGGTGATCATCTGATGAGCTGCCAATTATAGAAACTGTGCCTCAAGGGGACCTAATATGAGTCCTCTTGGGTGTGTCTCTATTCCTAGTTGCAGCATTTTTATGCGTAGACCTAGGATTTAGACCGGATATTCCTCCTGCAGGGAGTGGTAGCACTCAGCTGCCTTACCTGGAGGTTCCAACCGTAGTGACTGGTCCGGTGAGTCCTCAGACTCTACACCAAGTTCAAATGGACTTGGCAGTTAGGGCTTGGGAGGCGAACCTGGACCTTTCTCCTATTGGAGCCCTTTGGGGCTAATTGGAGTCTGGATACGATCGCGCGTCCTGAAGGATACTAGACGCTATCATAGCAGAATAGTGGATTAGATCGTGCCGAGTAGTGAGCGTTCCAATGGTAGCGCTTGCTCGTACTTTCTAATCGTTTAACTATTTCAGGATGATGGGCTAGTGGTCCTCTTACAGAGGCAATGGGGCGAAGTAAGGTGAAACTTATTAGCTTCTAACGGTT